ACATTATGCGAACCATGGTTGTAATGGCAAAGTTGTAATGTCCGCTCTGGGCTAAGTTAAGATGTCCGTCAAGGTAGACTTACCATTAAGGGGTTCACATTACATTATCATTCCACTATTTATGCTTTTTATAAGGAGTATAGATTTATGAAAATTGTTTCAGAAAAACTCGCACAAGATCAATTTACACAGCTTAAGTTAAAAAATCTAAAAACTATTCTAGCTGAATCAATTGCACAAGCAGATCGCGGAGAGTTACATAATATTAATGATGTTTTTGCATCCTTAACGAAGGATAAGCATGAAGATATATCCAATTCGAATATTTAATTAAACTAATCAAATATTAAGGAAAAAATATTTTTATGGTGTTGCTGTGCCTTTCTTTTGTCTCCGACCGTCATACTTTCTCATCGCTGAACGTTACGCTAAAAATGGCTTAACAGGAGGCGCAAGCGCGGTTTTTTGCTTCTCGACAAGTCCCCCCTTGTATCGGCGGATTGATGAACGGTTATCTTTGAAGCTATCAAATGCCGCCTTACATGCCTAACGGCATAAAACAATTCAATAATTTGATTCACAATTTATCGGTGATTTTGTGACAGCGTCACCTATTGCAATTGATTGTCGCCTCACATACCCTAACGGGTATAAATACAAAAAAATCTAACATGAGGAAACAATTTGTTATGAATGAAAAAACACATTTTGTTGCTGGATACTGTATCGCAAGAGGATTTCATTGTTCGCTAGTGTATGATAGAGTCGAAAACAGGTGGACTAAAAAGCTGATAAAATCAACCTACTTTGATGATTTAAAAAGTGCTGAATTAGTGCTTACCGAAATTAAAGTAAAATGGAAACAAGCCGAAGTCTATGAAATCATTCATGGTAAATACGATAAGAGCTTAGGAATAATGTTACCTGGTTCTTTAGCTGGATTGACTCAAATGAAGAAAATCTTTCTTGGAAATTAATTGATGAGAAGCTGCGCTCCTCGCAAAGCTGCGGTACGCAGCTCCCCATCAATAATTTCTCTATCGACTGACCTTTTTCACCTGTAACATGACTAAAATATCTGTTTTACTGTGCTCATCCGATGAGCCTGTAAACCAATCTTTCGGTAAAAAGGAAAAACCTGTTTCAGCTTCTGAGACCTTATTTTCAGCGAGTCCTCCCAATAAAATTATGTCACCATCCGCAACACTCACTTGTGTGTTGACTTGCCGTTTTATTAGTGTTGGACTGTTATTAACGCCTGTTTCCGTTTTAGCAAAATTGGAAATTTGCTGGTCAATATTGAGCTCTATCAGATCTTGACGAATTTCAGGCTGAACACTCAAAATGACACCACTGGAACGGTATTCGATGGACTGAACGGGTTTATTGTCCGAATAGCTGACTTGCCCCAAAACAGGGACTTCTGACCCAACAGAGAAAGCGGCTTTTGCCCCATTACTCACTCGTAGCCGTGGAGAGCTGACGACATGAAAACGACTATCCGTACGGAATAATTCATACAATGCATCTAATGACCCCGTTTTAAAGCGCACAAAATTATCAAAACCACTTTCATAACCGATACTGACATTGAATTTACCCGAGACCAATCTAGCCGCTAATGCCAATCCTGAACCGTTACGCTCTGCAGTTTGAACTTCAAAAACATATGCAGAAACAATGACTTCCTCTTTGGCCGTATCGATTAACGGTAAAATAGTTTTCATCCGATCAATTTCATTTTTTGTACCGTAATAGACTAAAACATCCCCGTGTCGATTGATGAAATCGGTAGCACTGTTTGGCTGTGCATCAGTGAGCTGAGTAGTTGAGTAACTCCCTATTCCACCTTGTTGATTAAAGCGCCCTTCAAATTGCCCACGTAAAATATCGGAAAGATACCCCACACTGCGAAAGCGAGGTTGATAAATATAAGATTCACGTTTAATTTCAGGCGCTTTAGGAATAAATGGTGTAATGTAATCCACGCCGTTCTTTTGCCAAATACGAATATTCATGTTAGAAAAATAACGATTAATAAATGCCCGTTCATCAATATCGGGAGTGATATGAAAATAGACTTTTCGGTCATCATTGATTAACTCTGATGCAAGCATGAACGGTTTATTAAACACTTCGCCATAAATCAACCCAATCGCTTCAGGCAATGCAACCCCTCGTAATTCAAAGTCCGTCCCTTTTGCAAAACAATTGAAGATAGAACCGCTAAAAAGTAGTGCAATTATTAATTTTTTCATGCCCCATCCCCTGAATATACCGTGACAACTTTTCCGTCGATGATACCCGCTTGCATCCTACCTTTGAGCATAAACCCAGAGGCAGGTTCGAGACGTAACCGCCCTTGTTTGTCTTTTAAAATCACCCATGACCTCCCTTCTTTTTCCAACTTGCCAACAATACGCCATTGCTCTGATATCGGTGGCGGTATGGACATTGGTATTGATGGTGAAATAATGCTCTTGTTTGATGTCTGATTTATACGTTGTGATGTTGCTTGCTCTGCGGGCACATCAACCTCATTTTTAGCGTCAAATCGCGTAAAAAACTGATAAAGAAAATTTAGACTGATAAGGAGTAAAATAGGAAATGCACAAAGCATAAGAATAACTTTGGGAGAACTAAACACATTTTGTCGTTTATCCACGACCTGTTCGACACCCTGACCATTTACATGTGATTGATAAAGCGGGAAAATTTTTTTATCGTATTTGCATTGATAAGAACTGACTTTATTTGATTTGAATAACTTAATTCCAGTATACACATCAACACGATAGCGACTTCTCAATCCTAATGCTGTCAATTTGGTCATACGAAACGTACTTTCCACACGATCTTTGATAAATCGCGGTAAGCCCGAAACCGATTGATTAAGCACCACTAAATCACAAGTGTTCCCATTTTCTCCATCAAAATGTCGATGTTCAGCAATAAAGGAACGATGGTTTTTCGGGATTTTTTTATCGTTTTCCCAAATGCGCCAAATTTCATCAAGACAAATCAAATCCCCTGAGCGACAAAATGTATTTTCTGCCAGCACATCATTTTCCATATACGGAAAAAAATTATCATCCATCACTTGTTCGTTATCGACATAAACAATTTCACCGAGGGAATCTGCATCCGCTTTACGATGAGCCAAGCAATAGGCGTTAATTTTGTCTTGAGAGATGCCATACAAGTTGGTGACAATGCGCCGCCCTTTCATAAACGCAGGAATAATGACGTTACTTACAACCTCATACGATTTCCCACTGCCTGGTACACCCACATACGCTGAAATTGCCATATTCTTCCCTATCAATTAACCAATCAGTGGGATACGACGAATAATAAAGCGCGTAAAGTAAGCGCTTAACAGCAACGTAATCCCATAAGGCACTAAAAAGAGGTTCATAAAATACCAAACACTATCAGGGAGTTGAGAAAATAATTGTGGTAAATCTGAGCCACTGGGTAACCATGTCATCATGACGGAGACTAATTCATGTACAGCAAAATACAGCCCGAAAAAAAGGACAAATTTAATAATGAGCGTGCGAAACACGAATTTTAAGGATGAATTAAAAACCGATAAGAGTAATTTAAACATAGCTTATGCGCTCAAAATGATACGTAAAGATAAAAACCCCCACAAAACCCCTGCAATTAATTGAAATAAGGCTTTATTTTGTTCTAGCAATGGACAATGGGAGTCAATTTTATATTGCGTGTCGAATACATTAAATTCGGCAACAGGACAACTCGCTTCTTTACTGGGAAGTTGAATGTTTTTAATAAACGGCATTAAATTTTCAATCGGTGCTAATATTTCTTTTCCCGTTGGCGGCTCTTCTAAATCGGGTTCATCTATTTCTGGATATTCCCCTAAATCTAAGCCCACTTTTCCCGATTGCCCTGTTTCTGTAGAAATTCCCGGCGTTTTAATCACTAAATCCCCATCGGGTTTTACTTGAGCCGGATATAACAAATCAAAGTCAGTTAATTTTCCATGATCAGGATAAACAGATTTAATTTCATTCGCAGTAATGGGATTAGATGAAGTAATCGGAATACCGTCATAATCAGGTTGAGTCGCTGATTGATAAAAGAGGTTATTTAACATTGAAGCTAATTTATCTAAATCAAGTTGGTATTCTTTGAGTTTTTCTAATGCTTCAAACCCATCCACATCACTGGCAAGGATAAATTGTTTATCAATAGAGTCATTATCAGGAATATATTGTTTGTTGTAGTAAACCTGAATAGCTTGATTTGGAGTATAAATTTGACTCGCTTCATTTCCTAATGAGTCGGTATAAAAAGCGGTATATTGATATTTAACATACGATGTGCTTCCTTGGTTAATTTCTATTCCTTTAGCTTGAAATTCATAAGTACACAATCCTTTCCCAACAGGACAATTAAGAGAACCCTTATCTGCTTCATAACGAAAATATCCCTGAGCGACACTTTCGATTGAACCCACAATATATTGCTTCGGTGTTGAATAAATAACTATATACCATTGCATATTAGATGTTAATTCAGAAACAGTATAACTCGGTATATTTCCATTAATAACGGGTGTTGCAATAAATGGATTCGACTCAGAAGGCAAAAAATCGGTGATATAGGTTTTTCCTCCAACATCAACTTCATAACGCCCATTGCCTATCGATTTTCCCGTTGTCGCAACCATCACATCGCCTTTATTAGCGAAATACTCAGAAGAAATATCGCCAAATGAATAACCGACGCCTGCCCATGTTAGCGCACCATTTGATGAACGAAAAAAAGATTTTGCGCCGACAGATGCCGCATTAGCGCGTGTTGTTGCAGAAATAGCTCGTGTTGTATTATTCACTAAATTCAAATAAACAGCGTCATTTGCCGCTGTCTGCATAGCGCGTTTCACGACGATTCGCCCTAGAATAGCAGGAATGACAGCACGTGCAGCCAATAGCGGCAGCGCCGCCTGAGCACGATAAATGGGATAAAAGGTTCCTACTAAAATAAGAAAAATGAGCATTAGCCCCTTAAACCGAGTATGACTGCCCACGCGCATAATAATCCCCAAATGAATATCACTAAGTACCAAAGCTCTGCTAGCATAAGTAGTCAGGGAGTCGTTAAACTCCCTATCCTTTTGTAAATTATTAAGCCCCTTTCACCATCCGCAAAATCCAGCGTACACCTGCAAAGCCTGCATAGAGCGTGATAATTGATGCGGCAACAGCCATAATTCCAACAAGCACAGAACCAAAATCAACCGCATTTGTTAGCGACGATAAATCAACGCCTGAACTTGTTTCCCCAGAAGCCAAAGCGACACCTGATGATAAAAAAGTGATTAAAGTTATTCCTAATTTTGTTTTATTCATTTTGAAAGTTTTCATATTTATCCTTATGCATGCTTAACAAATTTAATAATTGTGCCAATTCCCAATGAAAACAAATAAAGAGAAATGACAGTAGTAAAAGCCAAACCCCAATATTGAGAAGCAATAATGTAATCAATATGCGGCATTGACTCTTGAATCGTTGAATTAATTGTAAGGTTAATAGTTTGACACTCTGTTCCTGATTTAAAGCAAAGCGTCCCTATTAACGAATTGCTATTCGAATACTCTGACATAATGAATTTTATTTATTGCTAATAGGAATAAGTTTAATTGACTTAATCTTTAATAAACCAAAATCCCCCACGGTAAATGAACTATCATCTAATGTATAAAAGCCTGCTGCATAAGGTGATGCATCCTTATCGAGTTGAATAATAAATTTTTCAGGATAAACACCACCATTATAAATATAAGCAACTTGTTCACGAAATGTTAGTATTTCACCTGTTGATTTAGATACAACTTGTTTACTATTGAGCTTTCCATCAATATCATTAATTTCTATTTTAATCATTATTTATTACCTTTTTAAAAAGGACATTGGTTTGTTTGTAGCTTTTCATTCAATAATGTTTGATATATCGGGGGAATATCAAATCGTAAATTCATATCACTAATATGCTCTTCACGTATTATCATGGATAAAACAGTATTAATATCACCATTAAAAAAATGAAATACTTTAGCAATATTTTTAGAAGCTTGCTTTCTTAACCATCTTACTTTTGCTTCAATAGAATCAACCGCTTTTCTGCCTAATAATTTAGGAATAGATTGTGGCTCACACGGATTTATTTGCGCCGCATAATCACATAAACCAACATAAATCCCTGTAATATCAAGAAGAACATCAATAGAAACTTTCTTTAACTCCACTTCAGAGCGATACCAAACGCCGGAAACTTTCTGTTCTGCCGCTTTATTGTAGATCCGCCAATAAATACGGGATTGCCTTGACCCGACAGAAAACATTTCTTTTTTAATGTTCCCCTTAGCATCTGTTTTAAGTGATTCATCTTTACACGGCTTAGGTCCTTTACCACAATAAAAAGCATCATCCTGATATGCCAGTTTTGCAGCTTCGCAAGTAAAAATACCATCATAATCATCTGTTGCTAAATCGATCCTTTTGATATCAGTAATATCTAAAAAAGAGAGCCATTCATGAATTTTTTGCGGTGTTGTTCCACTAAAAACATGAGCACAACCTTTACCTGAAATCTGAACATAAAAAGAGTCTTTATTACCGCCCCAATGAACAACGCCAAAATGTTCAACACCGCCTTCATCACTATATAGTAATGCTGAATCTTGATAAAAGAACCCCCCCTTTCCTCTTGGTGCTCCCATGACTAAACCAAATACTGATGAAAGCCATGATTTTAAACGGGAGAAATAACATGAAATCAAATCTGTTTCATAACGATTACGCTGTTCATCAGTCATACTAGAATGAGCAATCTCAGGTATATCTTGATAGTCACTATGAGTAAAAGTAATATCACGATGCTGATAGTGTTTATATGAAGGTAAAAATTGAAATTTTCGCCATTCAAAACCTTTTTCTTGAAAGGTATGAACATCTTTCATAACAGAAAGAGGGGCAGAAAATGCTAAAAAATCAATAAGCACAGATCTCTCCTGTTTATCAGACATTGTAACTCTCCTGATACCCAATAAAATTCCCTGATTCCGCTGTTATTGGCGCTAAAATGAAGTTATCACTAAAGTAACAAGAACATTCTTTAACCAATTCATCAAAAGAACGGTAAAAATTCCATTCAACGCCTAAATTGGCATTGATACCGAATCCTTCAATGTAATCAAAATAAATAATGTTCATTATCAATCACTTATTTTAGGCAAAAGAAATTCCCTCTAGAAATTAAAAAATTTCAAGATTAGGAATAAAAAAATATTTACTGAAAAATTAACTAATTAAATTTAAAAATCAAATTCTCATGGATTGAATTAAATTTAACAAAACCATAACACAATCACCTCAACCTATTGTTTTCAAATATGTTTTTATCAAAATTTCATTTTGCGTATGGTATTATGAAAATACAAAAAAAATAATCTACTAATATATCAATAGGTTATTTTTTTTCTCTTTTTATTGTAAATTAACAAAAAATTAACATAATGTATTTTTTTTCTTTATTATCATATAGTTAAATAAATTTCATTGCTTGACTAAAAAACAAACAGAATAATTTTCAATTAAGATTATTCTTACCAATTTATTGCTAAATAATAATTATTACAATTGTGCACATGTGCAATACACATTATATCAAACTAAAAAAGTATGCAAGTACAAATGTGCACATGTGTAATATTAAACTATTGCATTACAATAGATGTGCAAAAGGAGACAGGTTATGAGCAGAAAAAGTATTGGTATAAATAACGACCGTTATTTGAAAATTGAACGAGCTGCGGTAGATATCACAGCCAAAACTGGAAAGATCACAAAATGGTCTGACATTGTAAACTTCTTGATTGATGAATACTTAGCGGAAGCTAAACAGGATATGATTGCAAGAGACGAACAAGGATCAAAAAAATAAGACCCCAGAAGCCTGTTATCCAGTAGTTATCCTGAGACTACCCCCGTAGTACAGGACGGGGGTTCGGCGTGGGCAAAAAGTTACTTTTTCATTTTCAGCACAAAACATGACAGCGTTTTCCCATAGAAGTAATGGAAAAATGGTATCAAGTTAAAAAAGTATTTTTCGGCAATAAGGACGTTAAAACACCCCTTTAAAATAATTATTAAGGAGTTAATCATATGGGTTTTATATCCAATTTATTCAGTGGAATATTCAGCAATAAGCCAACAAATTATGATCAACTTACATTACTTAGATTCAGTGAATGGATGGAGTTATATAACGATAAAAATCCGTTTAATCAATCAAGTATGGCAACAAGCCTGATGGTTCAAGCTATAAATTTACTTGTTGAAAATGTCGATAATGAATATTCTATCTTATATTCCTTCATGAGGAATAAAAAAGTAACATCTAAAAAAATATTTGATGAGATATTCGTGCCATTTATTGTTAATAGCAAAAAAAACGCTCAGAAAGAAGATCACTCATCACTGATGAATATGCAAGCAAGAGCTGCTGCATCATTCATAATAGGTAATATTTACGATTCAGATCCAAATTTCTTATTTGATTTGAATGATTTTTACTCAAAATATTAGTCAGGTAATTTAAAAATAATCACATTGATTCGCACAATGTACTCTATGTGTAAAGACGAACCCTCCCGATTGCGGTAAATCCCAACCCCATTCTACCGCAATCGCTCAGAACCCTTTTGTAACATAGCGTCAA